GAGTTGACAATGAAGATTATGGAAGAAGTTACGTAGAAGAATTTATTGGTGATTTAAAATCATTAGAAGGTTTATCTCAAGCACTTGTAGAAAGTGCGGCGGCTTCATCTAAAGTAGTATTCATGGTTAGACCTAACTCTGTTACTAGAAAAAAAGATTTAGCTATGACTAGAAATGGTGACATCATTACTGGAAGTGCAGAAGATGTGACGGTATTACAGGCACAGAAACAATATGATTTACAAGTAGTTGAAAGAAGTATTGCTAAATTAGAAGAGAGAATGTCTTATGCTTTCTTATTACACACAGCAATACAAAGAGATGCAGAAAGAGTTACTGCACAAGAGATTAGATACATGGCAGAACAATTAGAGACTGCTATGGGTGGTATATATTCACTATTATCACAAGAGTTTCAGCTACCATTAGTTTCAATATTAATGAAAAGAATGGAAACAGCTAAAGAAATTCCAACATTACCTAAAGGCACAGTTAAGCCTACTATTATTACTGGTATTGAAGCATTAGGTAGAGGAAACGATTTACAAAAATTAAGAGAATTTGTTGCAGAGATAGGAAACTTAGCACAAATAAATCCACAAGTTGTTCAGGCACTAAACCCAGATGATTTAATTAAACGTATAGCTATCGGTCTTGGTATTGATACTGACGGTTTATTAAAATCTCAAGAACAACTAGCGGAAGAACAAGCGGCACAAGAAGAACAAGCACAGCAACAACAAATGATGCAGATGGCTGAAAAAGCTATCCCTCAAGTTGCAGGTAATCTTACTAAGCCACAATAATAAAAGGAAACAATGGTAGAAACAGTAGAGATAAAACAACCAGAAACTACAAGTGAAAAACCTGTAGAAGAAAATGTTACACAAAGTAAACCTGAAGGCTTACCTGAAAAATTCAACAGCGTTGAAGATTTAGCAAAGTCATATCAGGAATTAGAAAAGAAACTTGGTGACAATACGGAAGCACCTAAAGAAGATGCTCCCAAAGAAGAAACAAAGAGTGATTTAGATATTGCTGAAAAAGCAGTTGAGAGTGCAGGGCTTAACATGGACAACCTGTCTTCTGAATATGCTGAAAAAGGTGAGTTAGATGCTAAGTCATACGAGGCTTTAGAAAAAGCAGGTATACCTAAAGAATATGTAAACCAGTTTATCGAAGGTCAAAAAGCAGTTGCAGACCAACAAGCTAGTTCATTAAAAGAAATAGCAGGTGGCAATGAGGCTTACAGCGAAATGTCTAATTGGGCGGCAGACAATATGACTGACGCAGAGAAGACAGCTTACAACACAGCAGTTAATTCTAAAGATGTAGAAACTGCAAAGTTAGCAATAGCAGGTTTAAAAGCTAAATTTGATGGAGCTAATGGTAATGAGCCTAACCTTGTAGAAGGCAAAGCTACAGTGTCAGGTCAAGATGGTTATAAGTCTTGGGCTGAAGTTACAAAAGCTATGGGAGATGAGAGGTATTCAAATGACCCTGCTTACCAAGCAACAGTAAAAGAAAAACTAAGTAAATCGGACTTGTAATATGAGCCTTTATAGGAACATGAACGCCAGAAAAAAATCTGGCACATCAAGACCAAAAAGTAAAAGTACGGTATCTGCTAAAGCATATAAAAATATGAAAGCAGGATTTCCTAAAAAGAAAAAGACGACATAAAAAATAGTTGTGCAACACTTATGTGTGGCAACTGCCAACTTTAATTAGCCAAATAACTTGACCCTCTGCGGAGGACAATCTTGACTAAATAACTGAATTGAAGAGGCTTTTAATAAACAATAAATAACAAAAGGAAACACAATGGCAAACGCAACTCCAGTATCAGTAGGAAGAGCAAATGCAGGTGGCTCTGAAGACGCATTGTTTTTAAAAGTATTCGCAGGTGAAGTAATTACTTCATTTGATAGAGCTTCAAAAACAGCAGGAGCAGATATGCAAAGAACTATATCATCAGGAAAGTCAGCGACTTTTCCAGTGATGGGTAGAATTTCAAGTGCATATCACACAGCAGGAGCAGAAATACTTGGTTCTGACGTAAATCACAACGAAAAGGTTATTACAATTAATGACCTTCTAACATCTTCAGTATTCTTATCGAATATCGAAGAAGCTAAAAACCACTGGGACGTAAGGTCAGCTTACTCTTCTGAAATTGGAAGAGCTTTAGCATTTACTAAAGATAAGCACATCTTACAAACTATTGGTCAAGCATCATTAGCATCAGCTAACGTATCTGACAGTGGATATGGTGCAGGAGCAACTATCACTAATACTGGTATCGCTTCAGCAACAGACGCAACTGCGGCTAACGCTATGATTGACGCAATCTTTGGTGCGGCTAAACAATTAGATGCAAACTACGTTCCCTCAGAAGGCAGAAAATGCTTTATGAGATTGGAAGAATACTACAAACTAGCAAACGCTACGAATGCAACAAATGTTGACTTCAGTGGTGGAGCTAATGGTGGTGTTGCTTCAGGTAAAGTGCTTAGAATTGCAGGTATCGAATTAGTACCTGTAGCTCACTTTGTATCTTCTAATGTAAACTCTGGTGTAGACCAAGGTTCAGCAACAGCAGGTGGCTCTAACCCTCAAGCGGTTAACCTAGCTAACTATGTTGCACTTGTATGTCACCCTTCAGCAGTAGGAACTGTTAAGCTAATGGATTTAGCTGTTGAAAAAGAGTACGACATAAGAAGACAAGGTACTTTAATGGTAGCCAAATACGCTATGGGTCATGGCGTTCTAAGAGGCGAATCAGCAGTAGGTATCAAAGAAGCATAATACTTCTTAATTTATACAGGGCGGAGATTAACACAGACAATCCGCCCTGTGTACTCACACAAAATTTAACTTAAAGGATATATGGCAACACAAATTACACCTACTACAGAATTGCAGTCGGTCAACATCATGTTGAGTACGATTGGAGAAGCACCTGTTAACTCAATTACAGGAACCACTACAGTAGATGTATCAACAGCTATAAATATTCTTAACGAAACTTCAATGTCCATTCAATCTCAAGGGTGGAATTTTAACACACATATAAATTACAAATCTTTATCAATCGACAGTGATGGTAAAGTACCCCTTCCTTCAAACTGCGTTAAAGCAGATGCAAACCCCTCTTACAGATATTTAAACTACACAATTAGAAACGGCTATTTATATGATATGGATAATCACACAGACATCTTTACTTCAGCACCTTCAAGTGTTGATTTGGTTCTAGTACAACAACTGGCACATTGTCCTGAATACGCTAGACAATATATTACAATGAAAGCGGCAAGAAGATTTGCTTCAAGATTTATAGGTGATAAAGAAATTACACAATTAATTGGTCAAGATGAAAATGAAGCTCTAATGGCATTTCATCAAGCTGATAGCCAAGAGGCTGACGCAAACATGCTTAATGGAGACCAGAATACATTTTCTATAATCAATAGAACACCTCGTAGGACTTACTAATGGGAAGCGTAGTATCGCAATCAATCCCTAACTTTTTGAACGGTATGTCTCAACAGACACCTACTCAAAGAGGTATTAATCAGGGCGAAGACCAAATAAATCTACAAAACGGTTTAGTTGATGGTTTAGCTAAAAGACCTCCTTTAGATTATATAGCAACATTAGATAGTTCTAATATCTATTCTAATAAAACAAAATTTTGGTCAATACAAAGAGACGCTTCTAATCAGTACATTGTAGCTTTATACAATGGCGGTGTTAAAGTATTTGATTTAGCAGGTAATGAAAAGACAGTTACTATTGCAAGTGGTTCAAGTTATTTAACTTCAACTAATCCAAGAGAGAATTTTAAATTAGTTAATGTTGCAGATTATACTTTCATTGCTAATACTAACACTACAGTTACAGCAGACAGCACTGCGTCTGCGGCTAAAGTAGAAGAGTTTTTAATTGTTTGTAAATTAACAAACTACGGTAGAGAATATAAAGTAGCATTAAAACACCCTTCAATGGGACAAGAACTAGAAGTTATATTTCAATTACCTACTGGTAATGATGCGGCTACAGATGCAAAATTTAGAGACACTAACAAAATTACAGACATACTTTTAAAAGGAACTTCAAGTACACACTGGGATAGCAGTGCAAATGGTATTGGTTTCAATGTTAGAAGAACTGACACAGGAGCTTCAGTATCTACAACACAAGGGTTATCTAATTATTCTGGTTTTACTTCTCATTTTACGTTTGAAGAATTTGACAGTGTAATTTATGGAAAACCTACTGATGGCAATGCGGCTTATACTATAACTACATCAGATGGTTCTGGTAACACAGCCATGTATGCAATCAGAGATGAGATACAAGATTTTAGTAAACTACCTTTCTACGCAAAGACAGGTGTAATTATGAAAGTAACTGGTGAAGAAGGTGATGAACTATCAGATTACTATGTAAAATTTTCAGGTAAATCAGGTGTATGGAATGAGACACTAGCACCTGCAACATCACTAGGAGTTACAAACTCTACAATGCCTCACGCATTGATTAACAATAATGATGGAACATTTACATTTCAAGAATTAACATGGACTGACAGAGTGTGTGGTGATGCAGATAGTAACCCTAACCCTACATTTATTGGTAGAAAAATTAATAACTTAACCTATTACAAAAATAGATTAGGTATTTTATCAGGAGAGAATTTAGTATTAACAGAAAATGCTTCTTTCTTTAATTACTTTGCAACAACTTCTACACAAGTTTTAGACACTGACCCTATTGATATAGCGGCTAGTGGTACACAAGTTAACACACTTAAAAACTCTGTAGGATTTAATGAAAGTTTATTATTATTTTCTGATACAGCACAATATAAATTAGATAGTTCTGGGGAAAGTATTTCACCGACTACAGCTATACTTAATGAAGTATCTTCATTTGAACATGATGATAAAGTTACTCCAGTATCAGCAGGTAAGTTTGCATATTTTGCACAAGCAAGAACTTCAGGTACAGCAATAAGAGAATATTTTGCTGATGATGATACATTAACAAATGATGGTATGGATATTACTGTTTCAGTAGGAAACTTAATACCAAGTAATTGTTATCAAATTGTATCTAATACAACAGAAGATACATTAATATTTTTAACTTCAGCTACAGGTGATAGTCAAACAGCACCTTTTAGTGGCACTGCGTCTTCAACAGATGCGGACACTATGTACATCTATAAGTATTTCTTTGATGGTGGCGAGAAAGTACAAAACGCTTGGTCTAAATGGACATTTACAGGTGCTAAAATTATAGGTGCTATGTCTTTAGAAAGTTTTATCTATGTAGTAATTTCTGAAGGGACTACTACAAAATTAGTTAAAATAGATTTAAGAAATCTAAAAGATGCCACTATAGGACATGGTGTTTATATTGACCTAAAAGCATCAGTGACAGGTACATACGCAAGTGGTACTGGCTTAACAACATTCACGTCACCTTATGGTGCTAAAACTGGTTTAATAGCTGTAGATAGAGTTAACGGTAATAACTACACAGTAACAAACACGTCAGGGTCTACGTATACAATCGTTGGAGACCACACAGCGTTATACATTGGTGTGCCTTATGAAAGTAAATACACACTATCTCCTCAGTATGTCAGAGAGAATACTGGAAGAGGATTAGTAGCTGTTACTTCAGGTAGATACCAAATAAGAAATATATCTTTTAATTTTGAAAACAGTGGGTTCTTCCAAGTGGAAGTTACTCCTACAAACAGAGATAAATCTACAAGTATTATGAATGGTTATATTATCGGTACTGCAACAAGTATCATTGGACAACCTGCTATTGCTACAGGTGTTTTAAGAGTACCAGTTCAATCACAAAATTCAGAATTTACTTTAGATATAAAATCTTCATCACATTTACCTATGTATATTTCAGGTGCAGAAGTTGAAGGTTATTATCACAACAGAGCAAGAAGAATTTAATGAAAGAAAATTACGTAAGAAAAGCAGAATTAAAAGATGCTTTAGAGTTAGCTCCTAAAATGAGAATAGGAGATAGAAAAGAAATTATGGCTTCAAATGGTTCAACACCATTAGAAAGTTTAGTTATTCCTTTTACACAAAAAGGTGCAAAGATTTATTCTATTATAGGTACAAAGTCAGAAGGTGTAATTGGAATGTTTGGGTCTACTCCTACTAATGAAAAAGATTACGGTGTAGTTTGGTTATTATCTAGTGAACATTTATTTAGACATATTAAACAGTTTATTAAAGAATGTCCTAAATGGGTAGCAGAGATGAGTGAAGGTTATGAGTACGTCTATAATTTTGTAGATGAAAGAAATTGGAAAAGTTTAAAATGGTTACAATTCTTAGGATTTGAACCTAAAGAAAAAATAGGAAACTTTGGTGTCGGTAAGATGCCATTTTTATTAATGATAAAAGAGGTAAATAATTAATGTGTGATATTCAATCGGCACTGGCAGTAGCAGGAGCAGTTCAGTCATATCAACAAAAAAAGGCTGACAACAAAGCTATTAGAAGAGACCAAGAAACTACAAGACAAAATGCCGATAGAGGATATTTACACGACCTTAACAAGATTGACCAAGAGAAAGTTAATGCTGACATGGAGAAAGCAAAAGCTGAACTTAAAACTAAAGCAACAAGAGATGGTGAGATTGCACAAAAAATGAATTTAGGTAACGTAAACAATACAAAAATAGTTCAATCTATTGGTGCGTTATATGATGAAGATTGGAATGAAATTACAAGTGGTTACGATAAAGATATGCAATTATTTGCTAATCAGAAAACTGAAGCATACGCAAACATGAATAAAACTTATAACAGTTTAAAACCACCTACAGACCCATCAAGAACTGGGTTAATGCTAGACATAGCTAGTTCAGCTAATGGTGGTTATCAACGAGATTTAGATAGAAAAGAGGCAAAAAAGAATGGCTGAATATAAAAGACAAGGAACAAATAAATACTATGGTGCAGGTAGTGCAGGGTATGTATCATCAGGCAGTAGTGTAGATGGTTTAGCTAAATCTTTAACTAACGCAGGTTACAAAATTGGTAAAGCAGAGGAATTAAGAATTGATAGGAAAAAAGATAAAGCTATTGCTAAGATAGACGAGATGTATGCAACAGGTAAATCTTTTGAAACCATACAAGCAGAGATTATTTCAGGTAAACACAAAGAGTTAACTGGTAAATACATTGATGCTACTACAAATTATCATGCAGGTAGAGTTAAAGCCGAAGAAGTAAAAAATACTATTGTAGCGGCTCAAAACAACGGTGAATACGATATTACAAATAAAAGCACTAATTTAGATATGTTTATTAACAAGTTCTTACCTGATACAAAGTCAATGGATAGTGCAACTTTATTAGGGTTTACTTCCAATTTTAATAAATTTAGAGCAGATGCCGCTACACAAGATGCTGAAGCTAGAGCAGGTGAAGCTCTAAAAGTTAAAAATGAAGAAGGTATCACTCTTTTAGATGGAATTGAAACTTCAAAATTAAAAACAGAAATACCTAATTTTCTTAAAAGTTTACAAATACCTTTACCCTTGAGAGATGGCACAGGTTCATCTTTATTGTACACAAACGAAGAAACATTAGCGGTAATGAAAAACAGTGTATCAAATTTAATTGACACTGCAAAAACAGAAGATGACTTAGATAGAGTTGATATTCTTTTAAATACAAATTTAGGTTATTCTAAAAGTGGTTCAGCTATTGGTACTTTAGCCTCAAGAAAATCAAAAGAAATTGCTACGCTTGTAAAAAATTTAGAAATTAAAAGAAGAAATTTAATTACTAATGATAGACAAGTAGAAGCACGTGAAACTGCTGACCGAATAAAAGCACTTACTACTAAAATGCTTGTTAATAAAGTTGAAGAAACAGATGAAAATGGAAATGTAACTACTAGACCATTAAATGAAATAGAACAACAAGATTTGAAAGACGCCATCAGAAAAGAAGGAGATATGCAACTTTTAACACTGTTTGTAAAGACAATGACGGCTAACCCATACTACGATAACGACCCTGAAGTATTCAATAATTTAATAGTTATGATACGTGACGACCAAGTTCAAGATAGAACTGATATAGCAAAATTAATAAATGATAATAACATAGCTCCTGCAAATCAACCTAAATTGTATGAGGCTTACGATAATTCAATATTAGATGATAACAAAAGACTTCATCTAATTAATACATCTTACGTCATGGGAACAGAAGCTGTTAACAATAAATTAGGACAAATGTTAGCACCATATATAGCCGCAAACCCTGATGGAAATTTGCTAAAAGTTGCAACAGATAGTG